GCAGAGTTCATAAACACCTGCCCGCCACTCACCACAAACGGCGTAGTAATGGTCCCGCCAGCCAACGTGTTAACAACAGCGAACCGATCAGCGCTCACCAGGAACTGGCTTTGCAGAAGGCCTTCGGCGTTCTGCTCGATACCAAGCCCGATACCGGCCGCTACATACTGGCCGTTCTGGTTCACCTGCATCTTCACCGCCCACATAGTGGACAGCTTGCCGTCGGTATCCGCCTGGGCCTTGGCCGTGATCTGGATCGAAGCCTTGTTCTTCCATTCGCTGATCGCGCTGGCAAGGTCGCCCTCGTCCGTACCATCGCGCCCGCCGCCGGCTATGGCTTCGAGCGTGGTGGACTGCGAGGCGATCGCCTTGTTCGTGTCGACCAGTGACTGGCTGACGGTTTGCACTGCCGCCGAGTTGTCATCGACTTCGCCTTTCAGTTGGTCAATGCGCTCAGCCGTTACCAGCTTGTCGGTGGCCACAACCTGCTCGAGCGTGGTCAGTGCTGCCTTGTTCTGGCCGACTGCCGCATCCAGCGACGTGGCGCGCTCAACCATAGCCATGTTGTCGGAGGCTTGCACCTTGACCTGCTGGGCGAATTTCGCGGCAGCATCCCAGTTATGCAGAGCATCCGAAAGGTCGCCCTCTCCATCATCCTCGCGCCAGCTTGCCTGGAGCGATTGCAAGGCTGATGCCTGAGCCGTGACCTTGCCGTCCACGGTTTCGATTGAAGCCTTGTTCTGCTGGATCTGGAGCGCCATCGCCTGGGTTGTTTCGGCAATGGTGCCCATGTTGAACCAGAACTCGGCGGCGGGCGGCGGGGTATCCGCCGGAACCGCTTTGAGCGCCTGGTACAGGTACTGGCCCTGCCGAACGATTTGCCCGACGGTGTATGGCTTGGCCGGATCGTAGGCCAGGGCGTCCGTTACCTGGTCAATCAGGTCTTCCAGTTCCTGCTTCGCCTGCTCCAACCTGTCATTGACCGAGCCAGGGCCGGAGCCAGAGATCAGGTCGATCTGGTCCATGATCTCCTTCGCAAGTTCGGTATCGCCAATCTGGCCGGCGATCAGATCAAGGATCGGACCAGCCTGCGAGCTGGCCTGCCCAATCACGCCATTCACAACCGGGTAGAACGGCCCGATGTTGCCGGTACGGTCCACCAGGCGCGCCCAGAAAAACAACGTGGCGCCCGCCAGCAGTTGCTGCATGCGGTAGTCGGCCTGCGGATATGCCAGGTCGGCCAGCTTGGTGGCCACCGACAGGTCATTGGCCGGGCCGTACCATAGCTCGGTGCGCTGGGTGTCCTCGGCGCCCGCAGGGAATCCCCAGTTGATGCCGATGCCGAACAGTTCGCTGGTGGTGGTCAGAAACGCCACCGCCGGCGGCAGGCCAACCTTCCCTTCCAGGTTGGTCAGATTGGAGGTCTTCCAGATCGAGGAGATCTCAAAGGCGCTCACCGACCGAACCCGGGCCACGTAGGCGCCCGAGTAAATGCCAGTGACGTCGACACTGGTCGAACCAGTCCGCTGCACCTTGATCCAGTTGCCGCTGTCCTTGCGCCACTCCACGTCATAGGCGACGGCGCCGTTCACTGCAGGCCACGAGATGTTCATGGTGCTGATGGCAATGCCCTGGTTCACGGCATAGCTCGACGTCAGCGTGACGCTCGCCGGCGCCGGAACGACGGTGATCGGTACAACGCTGATTGGGCGTTCTTCCAGACGCGCGCCGGTGTCGATGTGCGCGAATTTGCTTGGGTCGTACTGCACGGCCGAGATCTCGAACACGCCAGGTTCCGGCCGGGCGACGCTCACCACTCGGTACAGCGGGATTGCAAGGTCGTCGGCATCGAGCGCCCATACCAGCTCGGGTTCAGGCGCAACGGAGTAGGTCACGGTAACGGTGACCTGCCGGCCGCTGACCAGTTGCACGGTGCGCCCCTCGCACTTGCCGTCGGGCAGGTTGAGGATCAATCGGTCACCGGGCTTGGCCTGGGTATCACGGTCCAGTGTGATGACCTTGCCGTTCACCGCCGAGATACGCCCGCCCACCGGTCGACCGGCCAGGAGTTCGTCGGCGATCGGGACCACGTAGCCAGGCAGCGGGATACGCCCGTCAAGGCCGACCTTGAAGGAAACGGCCCGGTCCTTGGAGTTGGTGAGCAGCGCCCACTTGCCGCGGCGCTGCGCCTCCGACTCGCGGGTGCAGCCGATGGCACTGATCTCCAGCGGGTTGTCGCCGTAGCGGCGCTGCAACTTGGCATCCGTAACGGCAGTGACGTCGGTGTCGTAGTTGTTCGCCGGGTTGTCGTAGCTGATCAGCGCGCGGCTGTACCGGGTGCGCTCCGACGCACTCGAGTAGGTGAACTTGCCGTCGATCACATTCGCCCGGGTGTAGGCGAAGTCGAAGTCAGTGGCGCGCGGCATATCCGACAGGGTGAAGACCTGGCCCTGGGCCCAGTAGGTCATGCCCCGGTAGATCGCCGATATGTCGCGCAGCAGCGACCAGGCGTCAGCCTTGCTCTGCAGGTTCAGGTTGCAGATGAAGCGCGGCTCCTGGCCGCCCTTCCCGTCCGGCACCAGTTGGTCGCAGTACTGCGAGATGCGGTAGAGCTCCCACTTGTCCACCATCCACGGTTTGATGCGCCGGCCCAGGCCGAAGCGGTCGGCCGTGGTGATGTCGTAGGTCATCCAAACAGCGTTGTCAGTCCAGGCCTGTTTGAAGGTGCCGTCCCAGATCCCGGTGTAAGAACGTGCCACGGGGTCGTAGTTGCTCGGCACCTGCATCTTCTTCAGCTTGGTCTCGACCGTCACCGCCGGGATGCTGCGGAACTGTTCGGCCGAAAACTCGATGTAGAGCAGTGCGGTGTTCGGATAGCGGATCTTGGCGTCGATCACCTCAGTGAAGCCCGCGATCTGCATCGTGTCGGAGATTTTGTTGTTGTTCTGGTTGATGGTCAGACGGGTGATACGCATCAGCCAGCCGGTGGTAGCCCTGGGCAAATCGATACGGCGGGTGCGCTCGTAAAGGCTGGTGGTCTTGCCGTCGACCGCTTCGCTAAGCACCTGCTGGTAGGCGCCGCCGTCGGTGGCCAGCTCAACCTTGTACTCGATCCGGTAACCGTTGATATTGCCGCTGGCATCCACAGACTGGAGCGCCGGCCAGGCAAAACGCACGCGCACGGCCGAAAGCTGGATATTAGTGATCGCTCGAACCCACGGTGTGCCGCTGCGCAGTTCGGTACTGATGGTGGTTTCGTTCTCGATCGAGGGGATGCCCTGGATATAGGTCTGATCCACCGCCCCGGTGCGCCACTCCCACTTCACGTTCGGGAAGTTCATATTGCCCTGGGGGTCTTGCAGGGGGGTGTTGTCGAGGTAGATGTCGCGCGCGGTGGGCGTGCCTTCGAACTCACCCTCCCCGATGGCAATCAGCATCTTGGCGATAGCGACCGAGCGCAGGCTGTCGGGGGCTTCCGTTGGCGTTTTTGGTTTCTCTTCGCCGCCCTTGGCACCGTGGATGTCGATTTTGCGTGCTGCGCCCATGCTTTCCTCCAGGCAATAAAAAACCGCCTCATGGGCGGCTGCGGTGCTTCAGGTGTTCGCTACATCTGATCTTCGGCGTAGATCGCAGCACTGATGATCGCACCACCAACCCGGCGCTTTCCGTAGCAAAGCGGCACAGGGTTGCCGGATGCAGTGGTGTTCTTGGCGCTACCGAAGGCATAGCCAGGCGTGTTCTCTGGCGCGGCACTGGTTTTGAGGCCGCCAGCTTGGGGGCTGAGCATCTGGATGACGCCGCCGGCGACAAGGCCAATACCGGCGCCAATGAGCGGAGTGCCGAACGGCGTTGCTGAAAAAATGACACCGACGACTATCAGGATCGCGCCGACGATCGTTTGAAGGACTCCCCCCCGCTTGCTGCCCACCACCACTGGCGCAATGCGAATATCACCGGCACCGTTGTAGGTCAGTTCCTTCTCGCCGATGTTGCGCTTATCGCGAAAAACTGCGAATTCAAGCCCTCGTGACTTAGCGTTCGAAAGGAAGCGCTCGAAGCCCGGGATCTGGACGCAGAGCGCCTTGATGGCCTCAGCCGGTGAATTCACCGCAAGCCTGAAAGTTTTCCCGAACTGGCGGAGTTGCCCATACAGGCGAATCGTTGTCATCGGTTGGTAGTTGATCGCTGAAGCCTGCATCATTTTCTCCTGGCATGAAAAAGCCGCCCGGAGGCGGCTTTATGATTTTCGTTTTTCAGTTGTAGTCGACGTAGGGGCCAATGTAGAAGCCGGCCATGTCGCCGCTGATGCGGTATAGGCTTTCTTTGCCGGGCTGCACCGTGGCTGCGATGGTGCGAATTGCAGCGCCTGCGCACAGACCTGATCCGGCAAGGCCGGCGCCGAGGCTTGGTGAGCCTGGCGGAAGGTAAAAGGTAGCCCGCTGACCGGTGCCAATTTTCGCAGCCTTGCGCCCGTCTACATAGACGACGATATCGCAGCCTGAACCAACAGCACCGGAGTCGCGCACAACCGTGACCTTCCCGCTTTCACCGGCCGGCTTTGTCTGGAAGGCATAAACCTCATCCGACGGCACCGGCTTCGCATCCCTCACTGAAATCGCAGATGAGGCACACCCCGCCAGCATCGCCACCGCTACCGCCGCTATCAAAATCCGCATGATTCTTCCTTGTCCTGAAAGGAGCGACTGTAGCGCTGCGCCACCCGGGCAACCAGTGCTGTTAGCCTTCAAGCTTGGGCCAGTTGAACTTGTAGTTCAGGGGAGGCAGCTCATAGTGCTCGGCCAAGTAGAGAGCAAGCATCTCTCCTTCCTTTGCGTAAGCTGTGGCTTTATCAACAGTCGGATGCCAGCTAACCCAGAGAGTTTCCAATGGAAAAACCTTCTCGAAAGCCGCGTAATTGAAGCGCCAGCCGGCCATATGCCCAGCGGCTCCAGGATTTTTGGCGCATCGAACAAACGCAGCGAGGCGGCGCCTCAAATTATCCGACTCGCCAATAGTCAGGACGCCATTATCATCGACGCCTACGGCGCGGTGGATAGCTCTATCGGCGCAGATTAGATACGCACCCGGTACGGCCGGGGCATCCAGATAGTGCTCGGTCAGTTTGAGCCACTCCGGCTCCCAGCCCGTCCAATTTTTGACCTTCATATACTACCTCCGCTGTTAGAGGCAAAACGATATCACGTTAGATTGGGTTTTCAGTAGTACCGATATTTACCGCCAGATGCAAAAAGCCCAGCACGGGGCTGGGCTTTTTATTTTCAAGCGCTGCCTACTGTCCGATAAGCCGTCAATCGTACATTAATCTCTACATGCTCGGGTTTGACGTTAAATCGGCGCGCAACTGACGATGCCGCCTCTTGCAGATCTAGGATTGGCAATCCGTCGGATGGTTTCTGCTTGACCCTAACCTCATCCATCACCTGCGCAACGAGCTCACCCTGATAATGGGTAAGCCATTTTGTCGTTTTGAGATCCTTCCTTAGCTTGTCGGCTAGTTCATCGACGTCATCGGAACGAAGAACAATGGTTGCTGATCTTATTCCGGTATCGCCAGTATCAAAACTCCACCGATTGATCTCGCCAACCGACTTCATAACTCCGTTGACTACAAAGGCAACGTATCGACACCAAACTAGTGCCTCAAGCGAAGTCTCATAATCTGTAGGCAGCTCAAAACCCCACCTCATTATAGAGGATTGATATTCATCTTTTTCTAAATGAAGTACTACCCCAATACGATCTTTTTCATTTCTATCCATAACCACGTACATACTCCTGTTTTGGCCGAATGCCATCATCGCCTACTGGCTGCCAGCAATCCAACTGGCCAAGCATCCAGCGTGGATAGAATGCCAGTAACTGGGCTGAGGTTCGGCGTAGTAGCTTTGTGCCTCATTTCTAACCAGGGCAGGACGGAAAATGGCGATCGTAACGAAAGAAACGGCAAAGTACGTTTTCCATGAGACGCCAACTATTCTCGGCGGCGGCGACTGGAACGACCTACACCAGATCGGGAGCATAGTTCCAGCCTCGGGCATCTACCGGTGCGAAGGCTGTGGCGATGAAATCACCTCAAACAAAGGTGACAAGTTCCCACCCCAAAACCACCACCAGCACCCGACCGTATTCGGTCCTGACGTGAAATGGCGGCTAATCGTCAAAACCCAAACAAAAGCGTAAAGGATTTCCCCAGTCCTACGCCTGCAAACCCAAGGACTGGGATAGCGCCAATATCGGCGCGTTTATGACCTGGAGGTCAAAATGTCACAGCAAGAAATAAGCGCTGAGCACGCAATTGCTCAACTCACCAATTTGGTGCTCGCGCTCGCACACACTCAGGCCGCCGCCAATCCCGAGCACGCAATGCAACGAATTGGAGCGGCTGTTTACGCGTCCCGGCAGCAAGGCGTAGGTGATTACTACCCGCTAGAGGTTTTTAAAAAGGTTTTCCCAGGCCAAAACCTTCCAACAGTTGTTGACTGAAACAGTTGCCTTAAGCCGTTGAAGGAAAATAACTTTTAAGTTTCAAGTGCTGGATGCTGGCCTGATCAACAGCCTTTTGGCTGATGAAAAAGCTGCCATCCGGCATGATCAACCACATCGGCTTGCCGCTTGAATCTTTCGCATCACTGCAGATTGCTTTCTTCATATATTTCTCCTGCGGTCCTGCCGCGCCATGTTGGTTGTTTTGCGTCTTTGTGCCTGAGGATCAGGCGTGTCCGGTCATGCCAGGGGCCGCCGAAGACGATGATCTCGGACGGCCTGCCGTACAGGTGATGCAGCAGGAAAGGCCCGGGGCCAAAAGTGCCTGACTCTTCACCTGGTAGAGCTGGATCAGTGCCTAGGTAGATCCCGGCATGGTTCGGGTGGACTGTCCGCCCGACGTGCATGACGATCATGTCGCCACGCTGCGGCCGGTCAACGCGAGTAAACCCGGCAGCCTCATAATTCTGCTCGTACAGGCTTACGTTATCCGCACTCTCCCACCAACCATCGGCGCGCTGGAAGGCTTCGAATTCCAGACCCCATTCGCGCTTGTACCAATCTGCGCAGACCTGCCAGCAATCCCAGACGCCGTGTACGAAAGGACGCTGGAGCAGCGGCGTGCGGCCGGTTGGCGTGATGGTGCGCAGATCGCCCTCGGGCCAACTCAGAATATGCCAGGGCAGCTCCGTGGCCTCGCACATGGCCAGGTCATGCGGTGATGGTCTGCTGGTGGCATCAGGATGCGAGTGAACGATCCCGATCACCTCGCCCAAATCTTCCGCCGCGGCGTAATCCTCGGGATCGAGCCGAAACTCTTCGTTCGGCTCCGTGGCGATGTTCCGGCATGGGAAGTACTTCTGCGCGCGCCCGACGGACAGCAACAGGCCGCAGCACTCGCGGGGATACTCCGCTGCCGCGTGCGCCTGGATCGCGGTGATGATGTGTTTTCGCATGATCAGCTCCTTGAGACCAAGCTCACAGCGGGGAATCCACCGAAACTGAGCTCGTTGTTCTCGCCAAAGCGCAACTTGCAGGACGACAGGCAGCCTTTGCACTGATCCTTGGCGGGGTCATCCGTGGGGTTGTCCTCGTCATCGAACATGGCCGCGCCGGTGTAGCCACAGTCCGCTCCCCGGTATCCATTGGTCATGGCCCAGTGGCAGAACGTGGTCATCTGCCGGCCGGGCAGCCCGTGGTTGTCGATCTCACCCGGGGAAGACAGCTCCCAGACCACCGCCTCGCCGTCCTCGCTGGTTTTCTGGTCGATGTACCAGATCTCCAGCGCTTCCTGGGTCGGGTCCGCAGTCGGGTTGCCGTCGGGAAAGTTGGCCGCGTCCAGGTACTGGGCCAGGGTCTCGCGAACCGTAAGCTTGAACTTGAGCATGTCCTCGAAGGCCAGGCACAGCGCCGTGACTCTGCCGTTGACGTTGCCGGCGGCGAATGTCGGCCGTGAGGCTGTGCCGTCGCTACTTGAGGAAATGCCCTCAATTTGCACCGGCCAGGCCGCGTACTCCTCGCCCTGCCACCAGATCGACTTCGCTGGCAGATCCTCTTCCGAATGCTCGTAGGCCAGCAGCTCTTCAGGTGTGTGCGGAATGGCGTGCCCGTGGAAGCGCAGGTAATCTGCGCCGTACTCAGCCCCGTCAATTTCAAACAGGCGTATCTCGCCGCCGGGCTCCAGTTTCTGGATGTCCGTGATCAGTGCCATGGATGGGCCTCAGGGATGAAAGGTTTGCTTGAAGGTGGCGGTGATGGCGTAGACCTGGCCACCGCGGTGAACCGGCTTGTAGCCGTTGCACTTGTAGAGGCCAAGCTCGCCCAGGGGCGGCTCCCATAGAAATCCCTTGGCGCCCTTGTGCCGATCGAGGAACGCCTTGATTTCCATAACACGAGCCTTGGCGCCGGTGAATGTGAGCGGCCAGGATTGGGACTGGTTATTGAGGCCATCTTCGACCGACTGCTCGTACCCATCGCCGAACTGCTTGGTCCGGACGCGCTGGGTCACATCACCCTCCGCGCCCTTTTCCGTTGCCCAGGTGAATCGTTCGATAGCCATCATCGCCCCTTAATTGCGTTGTTGATGACGCCGCCCTGGCGCATATCCCTGCTGCGCAGTTCCTGATATTTCTGCTCAACGAACGTCGCCAGCTCCTTGCCGAACAGGTCATAACCAGGCGCGTCGGCGGAGGACGATGCGTTGCCGTCTCCGTCGATATGCACCTCGACATTGATCTGTGTTGCGCCGGCCCCGCCACCGCCCATGGCCATAACGCCGAGCTTGCCGCTGGACGTTCGGGTCAGCGGCATGATCGCCTCCGGACCGGCCTCACCAGCGATACCCATGTTGCCGTTCGCCATGCCAAACGAGGTTGGCTTGCTGACGATGGAGTTGGTGAAGGCACCGCCGTCGGCGAACATCTGCACGCCGCCCGACCAGGCGCCGCCCATGGCTTGCGGGAAGTAGCTGCCCGAGTAGCCCCCCGCTGAAGCGCCAAGGTTGGAAGATGCAGCGCCAGCAGATCCGGCCGCCAGCCCGTTGCCGCCGGCGGCACTGCCGCCGAAATAACTCGCCGCCGCCCCCACCAGGCTGCCCAGCAAAGCGGAACTGGCCTGACGTGTCGCAATGCGCGCCATGTCCGCCAAGATCGACTTGGTGAAGTCCGCGAACGACGCTTTGCCTGTAACGGCGAAGTTGACCAGCGAATCCTCCATGGAGCTGAAGGCGTTGCCGAACAGGCTTTTCGTCTGGCCAGCGATGTTTCGCGCCGAGTCCAGGTAATTGTCCCAAGCTGCCGTCGCGCCCTTCGTCCAATCGCCCTGGGCGGCTTCCACATCCGCGTAGTTCTGCCGGATTTGGTCGGTCGCCGCCTTATTCGCATCGACGAGCGCCTGGGATTTACGCTTGAACTCCTCCTCCGACATGTTCCGCGACGGGTCGGACTTCTGGTTGGCCAACTCCAGGGACTGCTGAGCAAACCGATCTTGCTGGCTGTTCAGCTCGCCGCTGAGCGCGTTTTGGCGATCACCCTGGCCCACGCCGAGTACTGCGCGCTGGCCAGCCAATTCAAGTGCCCGCTGTTGCTGCCCCAGCGCCTGGATGTAGGTGCTGATCGCGCGCTCCTGCTTGGCAAGGCGCCCGGCCTCATTGGTGGCCAACACTTCAAGCTGGCTATCGGCATCCTTCTGCGCTTTGACCATCCCTGCGCGCGCGTCGGCGATCTTCTGGTCCAGCTGGATGCTTTGCGCGGCCGACGTGGTCTTCTTACCCTTGGCGGCCTCCAGCGCAGTGATTTCTGCCTCGTAGGCTGCCGTCACCTGATCGCGCTCGTTGCCGATCAGGGCCTGGCGGCGCAGCAGATAGTCAGCCTCGGATACCAGGCCGGCCTTCTGCGCCGCGTCCAGTTCCTTCTGGTAGTTTTTGTAGTCCGCGGCGATGGCTGCCAGGCTGTTCTTGGCGTCGTTGAAGCCGGTCAGGTCGACCTGAGAACCCGAGGCCTTCGGGTCTTTGAACTTGTCGTTGATGTTGGAGATGTTCTTGTCGATCGCCGCCTGATCGAGGCGAGAATCCTTCGGGTCGACCTTGCGGATGTCTTCGAGCTGCTGCTTGTACTCCTTGACTGCCTCGGTGCGCTTCTGCTCATTCGTCCATGACGATTTGGTCAGTGCGTCGATTTTCGCCATGGACGACACTGCATCGCCCTGCGCTTTCGCTTGCTCGCTCTCCCACTTGGCGATATCGGCTTGCGCGGCCTTTTGATCCTCCAGCATGTTCAACTGGTTGGTGTAGTAATCGACCATCACCTGTTTGTTTTGGAAGACACCAACGTTGCCCTTCTGGGCTTCGGCCAGGTCACGGCGCGCCTGTTCGATATCGGCGCCGATGTCTGGCCGACCGAGATTCTTGAGGTTATCGGCGGCGCGCGCTACGGCGTTGTAGCCTTTTTCCCAGAAACTCAGGTTTTCCAGAATCTTCGGGGTGCGCTCGTTGATCGCGTCAGCGTAAGACTCGGTCGCCAGCTTTACCGCACCAGCGTGGTCGCCCTGCTCTTCCAGCGCCGTGATCTGCGAGTAAACCGAAGCTGTCAGGTAGTGGTACTGCTCGTTCAGCGCGGCGGACGCCTTGACCGGGTCGTCGGCCAGTTTGGAAAACTCGGCGACTGTCTCACTCACCGCCTTGCCCGTGGCTTCCTGCATCGACACAGCGGCCTGGGTGATGCCAGTGAAGCTCTCGCCAGCGATCTTGCCGTTGTCGGCCAGCAGCGCGAGAACCGCAGCAGCCTGGCCGGTGGTGCCCACGGTTGCGCTGACCTGCCGCGCCATGTCGCCCAGTTGCCCTGCGCTAACTCCAGCGTAGTTGCCGGTGAGGATTAGTGATTTGTTGTACTTGTCCTGCTCTTCACTGCCTTTGTAGTAGGCGACCCCAAGAGCGGCGACAGCGCCTGTCGCAAGCGCAATAGGCGCCAGCATGGCCAATAGGCCGGCGGCCGATGCGCCAGCACCTGCGCCAAGCTGAAGAACAGCACGAACACCGCTCCCCCAGTCACCAGAAGACAGCGCGTTGCCAAGCTGCGTAACGTTTTCCTGCGCCTGGCGGGTGCCGAGGCGCAGCTTGTCGAAGCCGGTGGTGGTTTTTTCGAGCTTGGCGTAGTCCTTGTCGATATTGCCCAGGGCTTTGTTGTAGTCGTCCTGACTCAGACGCCCCGCGTCTAAGTGCTTGCCCAGTTGCTCGACTTGAGTGTCGAGTTTCGCCAGCGCCGCGCGGGCCGGGTCAATTGCTCCCAACAAGCTGTTGAGAGCTTTTTGCTCATCCAGAGCGGACTTGGCCAGGGCCACCTGCCGCTTGTCGAGCTGCGCGGAGATCTTCGCCGCCTCTGCCTCGCCATAGGCGCCGGTCTTGGTCAGCTTGGCGAGAGCATCACGCTGCTTTGCCAGGTCCTGGGTGGTTTTGGCGCTGGTCGAAAGCGACTTTTCCAGCGCCTCCATTTCGTTCATCAGCGAGACGGCGGACTGCTCGGCCCGGCCGCCGGCCTTGGCCATCTCATCCAGGCTTGTTTTGGCCTGGATCGCATCGGCCGAGTCGATCTTGACGCCGAGTTCTGCAATGTTCATCGACTCACCTTGAATAAATGCCCGTGATTACGGGCTGCTTTCCCTTTCCTCAGCCATGACGCGCAGGGCTTCGCCTTCCAACACCTGAAGGTCAGGGAAGATTTCAGCGAGTTTCTTTTTCTTGATGCCGAGGAAGCCGGCCACGTCGCGGATGCTGCTGTAGTCGAGACCGATCGCGCCGCCGGTACCTGCCCGCCACTGAGTGGACATCCTGTTGAACAGGAGGAAGGCCGGCCAGTTGCAGGGCCAGACCTCGACATCGTCCTCATCGAGGTCGGCAGCCGTCAGCCCGAGAGCAGCCAATTGCTCAGCAGATTGGCCGCTTTCGTACATTGCTTTGGCTGCCGCTATCAGTTTCCCAGGCGAGCCTGGCTGAATGCGCTCTGATAGGCGCTCACGACCGCTTCGGCGGTGCCGTAACAGGACTTAACAAGGGCCTGGATGCTCTTGTCGTCAAACTTGTCATCGAACCCCCACCCAACGACGAGATCCTTGATTTGCTGCACCTGAAGCTCGGTCTCGGCAGAAACGACATCAGACAATGTGGTGTCGTCACCGAAACTGGCGCGCATCTCCTTCCCTTTTGCGCTCCAATCATCGAATAGGGCGGCAAGCCCCGGGCGATCCCGATACTTGAAGGTGAACTCGATTTTCTCGGGTTCCTCTCCAACAATTGGGATCAGCACGAATGCCTTGAATGTAGGGTTCTGGGCGATCCTGATCTTTGCCATGGGAAATCCTTATGCGCCAGCCAAATAACGGAGCGAACGAGCGGAAAGCCCAATGCTGATAGTGCGCGTCATGACGTTGTTGCGCTCCATGGTTGGGTCAGGAGTGATGCTCACATAGCCCGGGTAGAGAATCTGGTCACCGTTACGCAACTTCATGCGGACCACCGCCAGCTCCTTAGTGTCGTCGTACCCTTCGACGGTTTCGACGTACTGAGCCGTTGGCTGGTCCTCTACCACGATGGTGATCGTGGTGGGATTGCGGTTGGTTGGAAACTGCTTGTCGTCATCATCTTCCAGGTAGCCGACAGTTTGATACTGCTGCTCGCCGCCAGAAGATGTGAAAGACGTGACCTTCGAGATCTGCGTCCAGCCGGACACCGGGATCACAGATCCAGCGCCTGCACCCACGGTGTATTTGTCGGTATTGGTGGTGTTGAGACCGGCCAGAGCGAATGCATCAGCAGTAATGCCGGAAGCTTTTACGGCGCGGTCGTTGATCAGCGCCCAACCGGAGTTGATCAGCAAAACGTCGCCGTTTTCAATGCTGTGCCCTACTGACGCAGCGACTGGCGATTTCGCATTGGTCAATGCGGTGAAAGCGACTGCGGAGCCCATAACGCTGGCGATCTCCAGCACAGCGCCGTTCGGCAGCGGGAAGCGTGCGGCCATGGTGTATTTCCTCTTGAGTGCCCGCCTGGCGGCGGTAGGTTATGCCCCAGCGGGCGGTTGGTCTGCGACACCCTGATAGGTGAAGCTGGCCGGGACCGTGTAGGTCGCCGACTCTGTGATAGTTGGTCCCTGATCTACTGGCTCAGTGATCAGGCCTTCGAAACCGTTACGGGTCAGAGGTGTGTCGACGCTGAACAGCCGGGTCAATTCGTCAATAAGCGTCTCGGCGGTGGCCAAAGCCTGGCCGGACGGACAAACGATGCTGACCTGATAAACACCGGCGTACTCGTAGGCCTCCCCGCCGAGATAGCGGCAGGTGGTGCTGGCTGGAAGTTGAAAGGCTCGGAGGTAGGTTTCAGAAGAACCCGGAGTGAACGGTTGATTTGGGTAGGCCACCCTTATCGGGCGCACAGCCGCCCATGCGGCCAGCTTCGTTTCGATGGCCTGACGGGCGCGTGCGTGACTCATACCTGGTTGTTCCTGATGGCCTCCAGCACGATCTGCTGAAAGCGAGCCACAGTTACCCTAACCATTCCGCCGGGGGCCTGGGTTGAGTGGCCGAACTCCAGCGGGATCGCGTAGGGCAAGTTGTTGATGATGTAGGCCATTTGGCCAGCGGTGAAATCACTCATCGCGGCAACCATTGCAGCGGTGGTTTCGGCGCCGCTCGGGTCAACCTCATCAAAGGTGACGCTCTCTACCACGCCAAGCGATATGTGCCAGTTCGCCCGGAACCGGCCGCCGACGTAGTCCTTTCCTGCCACCAGGCCGTTCACGTTGAAGTTCTGGTCGCGCTCGGTCTTTGTCAGGGGCTTGGCGTACTTCACACCCTTTCGCAATTTGCCGGCTTTGGTGAAGTTCGACTCGTTGAGGTTGATGATCGTATTGCGGACCGCGACCTTGAAGTCATAGTCGTCGGCCGCCCGGGTGTTCGCCTCACGATGAGCAACGTTTGCGGCCCAGATCTCCGGGTTACCCACGGGAGACATTCGAATCAGGCTGCTGCCGACCTCGATGATGATCTCGCGCACGCTGGCGTCGATGGCTTCGCTGGTTTGGGCGGCGAACTCGGCCAGGCTCAGGGCGAAGCTGCCGGATTGATTCGCGTATTTTGTAGACACAATCAACTCCTCGTAAACCAAGCATGAAAAAACCCACTCAATGGTGGGTTTAGTAACGACGAATAATTGGTTGACGCCTACGAACGCCAATCAGGCAGTCATGCGACTACAGTTCAGTACTCCTTAAGTGCCTTGTCGGCCTCGATATCCTGATCAGCACAGGCTTTGACCATGGCAAATCCGTATTGGCGCATTTGCTTCATGCAACGCGCCACAGTTTTCTTGTACTCGTCTGGAATTTGCTTGATTTCAGCTACCGCGCTTAGATCCTGATCAACGCAAGCCTTCACCATTGCTGATCCGTAACTCCCCATCTGAACCTTGCATCGATCAATGATCTCTTTCTTTACATCAGTGTCCGCAAAGGCTGTAGTTGAGAAGAAAGCAGCCATGCTAACCAGAGTAATAATGCCGCGCATATCCATATACTTTGCTCACTGCGAAAGGGTTAAGGCACAACGCTATTACGAGCTCAATAGTTTGTCCATCCATCCATCCCCCCACAATCATGAAGCTAGCCTGACGCGCGGCTCATGCCCGCACCTGCAGTTCATACAGGATCGGAGTGCCGGCAGGATTGACCTCTTTCAGTGGAGGAACGATTGACCAGGTGCGGCCCTGGGCCACAACTTTGTCTAGTAGGCCGGGGACCCAGGCCAAACCCTGCGCGGCGATCTTGAGCTTCTTGTCGCCCTGTTTGATCAGGCTGTTGTTCTGGAATTCTTGGCCGGTGAAGTCGAGCAGGATGCCTTGGGCTGTTTGCTCGACGGTTGCGCCCGGCGCTTCGCCGCCCGTCTCAGGGTCGTACTCGCCCGGCACCGTCTTGCGGATGGTCACGGGCTGGCCGAACTCTGTGATCATCTCCAGAGCCATCACGGCCATTTCATCGTAAAAGGCCATGGTGGCTCCAATTTTAATAATGGCTAGCGTGACGCAGACTTACCGAACTGGTACTCATTGGCGGCATCAGTTCGTGCTTTACGCTCAAGCAGCAACTGGTCAGCCGCCTCGGCGGCCTTCGCTGCGGCTTGCGCCAATGAATAGTCCCCCTTAACGATCAGAGCATTGAGTGCAGAAGCTGCAAACTCATCCCAAGTACCCGTGTCATTGCCAAAAAGCATCGTCGTCATAATTACCTCCACTTAATGAAGGCACAAAGCTACCATTACGCGCGCACTGCGAACAGCCCGCGCTTTTGTAGGTAATCGGCAAACTGCGTAGCGCTCGGTCGATCAGGCGCCGCCGGCAACAGTCGGCCGCTAGTGTTCGGAATAGTCGCGTACTCGCGAGTTACCGCGCCCTCGACACGCTCCAGAGTTACCGCGCCCTTGCGCTTCTCCACCGGGTCGATATCGTCCTGATGAATCTCGGCGGCCAGGGCCATCTGGCCGTACTGGATGCGCGCCGGCAGGTAGTTGTTCGGCTTGATCTCCTGATCCAGCAGCACTTCCCGGCGCGGCTAGGACAAGGCCTGCTCGCTGCTCATCTTGCGGCCTTTCCAGGTCTTGCCATCCATCGCCAAGGCGGCCCGGCGCAGCAATGCTTCCTGCTCGGGAACGCCTGCGGGGATGACTGTGCCGAATTTCACGGCATACAGGGCCAAGTCCTCAGCGCTCGCGTAGCTTTCGGCGTCAGGCTTGCCGGTGCCGTCCTCGATGATGAGTGTCATGCGTCAACTCGCTGGAATGGTTTGAGATTGGCGGCCGCGTCACTGGCAGCCAGCATTATCAGGCATTGGGCAGATCAGCTACGAGCTTTTCCAAGGATTCCTTCGAGGCGTTGGCCCGGTACGGCACCTTCGCGTCATCGAGCTTTGCTTTCAGCGCCGCGATTTCTCCAGCCTCATCAGCCGGCGGCGTGATGGCGGCCTTCTTCAGCGCTTCAACCTCGCCGCGCAGTGTGTCGACGGTCACGAGCAGGCCGTCACGCTCAGTAGTCAGCTCTCCAACCGAGGTGTGGATGGTGCCCAGCACGCCAAACAATCGCAACGCGATTTCACCAACTTCGGGTCGCTGAATTTCGCCAGCTTCCAGGCCATCAACCAGCAGAATGAGCGCGCCATTTTCAGTCCGCAACCTGGCAATTTCCTCAGCCAGCGCATCGGGTAGTCCCGCTGGCACGCTGACTGCGGAAGGTGCTGGAGTCTCGACGACCGACACGTCAACGCCTGCAGCCTCATAGGCAGCGACGATATCTGGATGTTCGCCAACGACCACCACCGCCGTCGCGTCGCGTTCAATGCCGCGAAATAGACTCGCAGTCCGGTAGTGCTTCTCCGGATCAAAGCCCTCAAGCTGGTTCGTGTAAATCAGTTCCATGGGAATCTCCGTAGCGGCCGTTGCCGACCGTTTCCTGGGGTGAATATCAGCCGCCGGCTGGTGGCGTAGTGGTGAGGGTGATCATCACGCCGGCGGTGACCTTGTTGCTGTCGGCATGCTTGACCCAGTTGGCCGCCGAACCGACAGCCGCCAGGGTTGGGTTCGCGCCGCCGGCAGTTTCCTTCCAGCTATAACCCAGGACGTCAATGTTGACGGTGCCCTCGGCGCGGTAGCCGATGCCGAGGTTTTCCTCGTCGTCCACATTGTACGAACGGAAGCCGGGGGCTTGGGACTCGGTGATCACCACGGCGTTCGGCAGCAGGCCGAAGATCACGTCAGATGGCGCGGTATCAGTCACCAGCACGGGCTTGCCCAGGGTGCCAGGCAGGCCACCATAGATAACGACACCGGCTTCTTCGTAGATTTTGTTGGTGATGGCCTCGTCGACGATGTCGAAGTAGGCACTGGAGTGCATAACCCACAACGCAATGCGACCGAACTTGTCGCCGAATTTGCGCATGCCGCGGGTCAGCGTCTTCTTGCCGTCGGTTTCGATGTTCGCCGAGACAACCATGCCGGCGTTGGAGCCGATGGCGGCGCGCAACGCGGCGGTGGCGTACTGGATGAAGCCTTCCAAGGTCGCGTCGGCAACGTCGGCACCGATGATCTGGGAGAACTCATCAACCGGGCGGCCGCGACGCTTGAACGCCTCTTCGGTGGTCTGGTACGGGCCGTATTTCCACGGCGCCTTGACACCGACGGCCTCACCGGCGCCGATCTTTTTGGCGGTCACCTTCCCGGTGGAGTTGACGTCGCGGTGTTCCAGCGAGCCGCCAATCTTGTAGAAAGCGCGCTTGCGGAAGTCGCCTTCGATCAGCTCGTTATCGAGGACGATCGCGCCATTGGAAGACGCGTTGAACACGTCCAGGTTGTCCTGAACGCGCTCCAGGTATGCAGTTTGCGCCTCATCGTTGTAGATGATCAGGTCGCTATTGACGGTTGTCGCCATGAGTATTTCCCCTTACTTGGGCAATTGCAGATATGCGGTTTGGCCGTGCTTGCGCTGGTATTCGCGCTTTTGCTCGGAGGTCATTTCGGAGCGCTTGAATGCAGCCTGGCCGCCGCCCCCGCCCGGGGCTTGTGTCCCTGAGGCCCTTGGCCACAGGTGGGGCGCGCTTTCGCGCAGAGACTCGGCCCATTCGAGCGGAGTCAGAGGGGTCTTGCCGTCTTTGCCGAGGATGGTCTGGCCATGCTCATCGACAGCGACCGCTTCGCCCTCTTCGTTTAGAGAGAACACGCCTTTGGCGCGCAGGATGATGTCGTCGGTTGCTTCCGGCAGTGCGCCGGCTTTCAGTGCAGCGCCGCGCACCGAGTCGCCCAAGACTTTGCCCTGGAACTTGGCGGCGAAGGCTTCAGCCTTCTCGGCGCGGCCGGCGAGCGCCTTCAGTTGCTTGTCGTGCTCGCCACGCAGGCGCTCGGTGCGCTTGTTGAACACTTCGTCAACCTTGCCCTCAGTTAGCAACTTGGTTTCTTCGTCCTGGCCCGCTCGACTGAGCAGTCCTTTGACGGCGTCGATGTCGATGCCTTCAAATTGGGTTTCGAACTGGGTCAACTTGCCGGAGGTTTCCTTCAGCTTGCCCAGCAGTTCCGAGTTCTTGGTTTTCAAACCCGAAACGGATGCTTCAACGGCAGTCGCGATAGCGGCCTTGATTGCCGGGTTTTCCAGGTCGATTTCGTTTTCTTCTGCCACGTTGATGCACCCCTTGGGTATGAGTTGCCCGCTTTGCAGGCAAAAAAAGCCCCGCAAATGCGAGGTTCGGAAGAAAGATGGTTTGCTACCGCTGCGGTCACTGAATTGGGTAGACTGATGTCAATATGCCCAAACAACTAATGGATTAGTTCTCACAAAATGAACCTAGAAACGATCAAACACTTCACTCGTAAAGGCTATGTCATTGCAGCGGGAGTCATTGCTCTTCTCGCGGGCCTTGTGACGATATACGGCCCGTTTTATGAATCCGGTCCAAAGCACAACGCAGCCTTTCTCGGGCGCTGGGAAAGCAACTACCAACACCCAGTTCCGGGTGGGACTATCGCCTTCAACGGCATCACTGAATATTTCCGTAACGGACGATACAACGTGAACGGAACCCTCACGTTCTCAGGCAGCGCTGCCGACAAGCCGTTTTCTGCAGTAGTTCTCGCAAAAGGCTCAGGTGTTTGGACGGCTGACGACGAATTCTTAACGTTTACGCTGACAGGCTTTCATACCGAACCATCGACCTTTAAAAGTGGCGATGTAGAAATGCCGATTCCACTTCTGGAGAAACTAAGCGGAATTTCACTCCCTGACATGAACAAGCAATATGTTCCTGGCAGTTCGGACGAGTACAAAATCAAGTCCATAAAGCAACATGAGATCGTTTCCCAAGGAAAGGACCCATCCGGCAATCCATTTACAGTGGTTAGCTTGAGAGCTCCGTGAGCCACGCCAACAGGCTATAAAATGCCTGCTCTCTCAAAAGCCAGTGGTTCTAAGTTCTTCATCTGAACCAACGTCAGCGGTGCGAAGTTGCGATCAAGCTGCAGCTCGGCGAAGCGCTCGACTGTCAGCCCGCCCTCACGGAACAGCTTGGCCCGGACCGGGCCGATGGCCACGTCCTGAAACGATGCTGGCTGCTGCTGAAGCCAGTGGTAATAGTCGAGGTCGGCACTGACCTGCTGTCCGCCATTGGCACCCACCGAAGCCCGGGTAGCACCTTTGGCAAACATCGCGCTGAGCTTGGTCAGGAGAATGAAGGTAGTGCGGCAGTTCGGGTGGAATGGCGGCCTTGGGCCGGAATCCACCGGAAACTTGCGCTTGTCCATAGAGCGGCAAAGCTGACTGGTTTTGCTGTCCAGCGTGGCCACCATCTGGATTTCTTCCACGATGTCAGTGTTGGCCTTGGCCACCTCCATGCGCGCCTGAGACGACACATGCTGAATCGCGGTATGTACGACCGTGGCGGCATTGCGGTTGGTGGTCGCCAGGATGCCGTCTTTGTACCCGGCAGCCTTGGTACCGCGAATGTTGCGGATGATCTGGAAGTTCGTCTGCCCTTCGAAGTAGCCCTGCCGAATAGTGCCGGTGACACGCTCTCGCTCGGCGCCGGTCCAACCCTTGATGAAGGCCTTCAACAGCTTACCGCCGCCGGTGCCGCGCACGCTGAGCGGGTTTGTCAGCACTGCGGTGCGGATTGCTGCGGCTGTCGGCGCAACCACGTCGAGCGATACGCCGACCGGTGCTGACCTGACAAGACTGGTCGCCTCGAACTCGGCCTCATAGTTGGCGATATCCACCAAGTCGAGGTTCAGTTGCGCGCTGTAGCGGTCGAAGATGCCCAGCAACAGGCTGTCGACCTCCTTCAGCAGCGCTTCCAGGCGCTTGACGTTGTACTCGGTCAGGTCCGACTGGGTCAGCCGGTCGCGGATCGAGCGATCGATCTCCTTGAGGAAGGGGGCAAACTTGCCCACCTCCCCCGCCTTCAGCTTTTCGAGGAAAACGGCGTGCCGGATGGTGGCGTCATGGATTGCTTGGTTTGCCGCCATTTGGTGTGTCCTCGTTGTCCAGACCCAGGCCGTCGCCCTGCTCCTGCAATTCGCCGTCGATCTGCAGGTCAGTGCGCTCTGGCGCGATCAGGCCCAACTTACGCAGGTAGGCCCGAAGGTCAGCCTTCGCGAATCCGCCGTTCTGCCACAAGCCGACCAAGGCGGTGATCATCTGCGGATCAGCCGTCAGCTCGACGAACTCCTGATTCACCTGGTAGGCAACCTTCTTGTCAGCGATGCCCATGTAGGCACAACACCACATGATTGCCCGGGTGTAAGCCTCGCTTACGTTTGCCACGCAGCCGGCCAGCACCGAAGTGGAGGCCGACTGATCACCACGAGACTCCGTAGCGGTCTTGGTGGCAATTGACGCCACCACCATCCGCGCGCCCAGCTCGATCATCATCTGGTTCTTGTCGGCCATGGCCTCTTTGACTAGTGTGTTGGGCAATGGCTGCGCGTAGCCGAACTGGCCACCGACCGGCAGCATCATTGGCGCCCTGGAGCCGACATAGACGCCGTTCTTCTCCATCCAGTCGCGCCACTGCTCATCCAAGCCACTGATCCACGGCTGGGCCTGTCCACACCAGAAAACGCTGTCCTCATAGTCGGCGCTGTTCCGGTAATGGCCCAGGTTGATCATGGCGATGTCGTACAGGGGTGATTCGTCGATGCTGGGGTCATTGTTCTGCGCGCCGACAAAGGTGAACGGGATCTCTTTGAAACGCCCAGTGACACCTTCAGGCCTGAATTCTTCGGTGACCGCCAGCGGCCCGCCACCTTTCGGCCCGGACCTGCGCCAGACCCGGCAAACGAAACCATCGTCCTCCAGCGCCAGTTCCCGGTACTGCTCGACCGTCTTGAAACCGAAGCCGTCGGGAATCTCAGGCGACTCACGCAACACCACCAGCGTCAGCACGCTGTGCCCGTTCACCATCCCGGTGCGCCAGTTGATGATGTCCTCAGCGCAGTAGGACAGGATCACCGAGTGCCCACCAATGCTGTCGTCCTGGTGATAGTCGACGTACAGCCCATGCCGACCGGCCTCAAGCACCTTTTCAAGCGTGCCCTGGGAATGCTGGTAGACGCTGACGCCGGAACCGTTGGCATTGTCCTGCAGGTACTCAAGCTTCTTCGACACCGTGAGTGTCGGGTCTTTATGGAAGGCCAGGCCAAGCAACCCGTTACGGGTGTGCCCGGTGGCGTTCTTGAACACCGCCCGCTCGCGGTAAGCCCGGTTCCGGTCTTCGTTCTCTGGCGACTTGTCGTGCGCGTTGATGTATGGGAGCCGATCGACAACCCGGTGCTGCCCGGCGCAGACGTCGCGAACGGTCGCCCAGCGGTCCAGCGCTTCGATGTAATCCGCCCGCTTGAAGGAGACGTCGTTGCTCATCGGGCGTATCCCATTTTGATAGCGGTGACCGGTTTGATGATCGGGTACTCGCGGTGGATGAAGTAACCGCCGGCGTCGTTCGCGTGATCGATCCCGGCAGTTTTGTCTGGCTCCCCGTTCGCGCCCCACACCTGCTGCTCCAGGCCATCGGCATAGGTTGGGCAGGTGAACGGGTTGACCAGATAGCGGCGCTCGCCCTGTGCATTGCAGAAGACGGCGTTCATTGCGTTGATTCGGTCCTTCACCGGCGGGTTTGCCGCTGGAGCGATGACCGCGAACCCGGCCTGCTTGAGCATGGCCAGGTCGGTGATGCTGGCGTTCACGGACTTGCGCGAATCGCCCGATGCATCAGGGTAGATCCTGATCTCGCACGTCTTCTTGAAGTCGTTGCCGTCGTGCTGCCAGTAGCGTTCCTTGATGCGGCGGATCATGTCAGGCGTGTCGTAGCCGTCGATCAACTCATCTACTGCCCTGGGCAAGCCCTGATCGCGCTTTACGTGGGTGATTGCCGCCATCTTGCCGACGTTGAAGTCCATCCCGATGAACAGCGGCTCACCGGGCTGCACTGTGTCGAAGCACCCGTTGAGCTTGCGGTCGTAGGCCGTGTAGATCGTGCCGGAGGTCAGGTTGACGAACTGCCCCTTGAGGTACGCCATGATCAGCTGTGGTGGATACGACTCCATCAGGGATGCGATGTAGTCATCCGGCAGGTTCAGCTCGTTGTCGAAAGTGCTGGCCTGCACCAGGCCGTACATCTCTTTGAGCGAAGGCTTGTCCCGCAACTGCTTCACGAACTGCAGGAAGACGAACTTGAAGCCTTCCGGTGTCGTGGTGACGTCCACCCCGTTCTTCAGCCCGGGCAGGTTGTAGCGCATCCGGGCAATGATCTTGCGCCAGGCCTGCTGCGCCTTGACGGCGGTCAGCACGTCCAGCTCATCCACCAGCGCTTGGCCGATCTTGAAGCCAACGATGGTCTGCGGCTTCTCCATCGACCGACAAATCACAGTGCCGCGGTACTGCCGGCCGCTGTAGATGTGAACCTCGTGGTTCGCCTGGTTGATCTTGGTCTTCAGTCCCCAGTCGTAGGCCACCTCATCCATGGTCGGATAGAAAATGTCCCGGATCTGCGGGTAAGTCGGTGCGAAGTAGCCAGCATTGACGCCAGGCCACTCCATGAAGTGCTTGCTCAGCGCCGAGCACCCCACCCAGGTCTTGCCTGAGCCGAACCCAGCAACGAACGCACGAAACTTGTGGGGTAGCGTGAGGAACTGAGCCTGCGGAACGTTAAGGCTCGGCATTCGGCTTCCTCGCATCTACCACGTCGACCTGGATACGGGTCGGGATCACCGGTTCGTCACCAGCCTCTTCCTTCCGTGCCCGGTTGACGTAGATGTCGCCGGTTTCTTTCGCGGCCTGCTCGAGGATCTGCATGGCCAGGCCGATGTTCTTCATCGTCTCGGCCTTCTCCACAAAGCGGTTCATGGCTCGCAGGCGGAACGCGCGGTTGGCGATCGGGATCTCGGCGGTCTCTTCTCGGAATCGCTTGCGGGTGTCGTGAAACAGAGTCTGCCACTTGAGCGCCAGGTGGGAGCCGGCGCGCTTTGTTGGGTCGTGCTGCTCAACCTGCTGCCGGGTTACGTCCACATCGAATTCTTGCTTCACCGCTTGTGAGACCTGGCTCGGAGTGTCGAAACACGCCAAAGCCTGAACGATGAAGCTCTTCACCTCATTTTTCAGGGCTGCCATAAGTTAGATTCCGTCTCACGCCTGTCTTACATCAGGCCAACTTGAGCAGACAGGTTCCGCAGGCCCTCGCAATATTCAATTTTCCCACCTCGGCAGGACTGTTTGCAGCATCCACCAACGCTTGAACGTCAGGGCTTGCACCGTAGCGGCGGACCACACCGATGAACTCTTCCACGTCGTGGCCCTGCAGCTTGATCTTCGGTGCGCCGTCTTGGGTGAATGCAGGTTGACCGTACTTGTCGGTCGCGTGAGCCAGGTGATACAGCTCGTGTTCCAAGAGCGCGCAGAACTCAAGGTCGCTGCACTGGGCGCAGTAGTCGGCAGCCAGAGTGATGATAAAGGCCGGCACGTCGCCGAACCAATCACGCATCTGCTGCTCCATACGCGCCTTCTGCCAACCACCCGCGCGAAACGCTACCTGCTCGGCCTGGCCCAGGACTGTGCGCCCCTGTTTCTCGAAGCTCGAAGAACCCCACATGACCCGGATGTCTGCATCCAGTAGGTGGGCATGATCTTCGTTGTGAATACTGCCGGTGTCGGCGAGGATCTCGGTTTGGAGCCACTCCCATACCTCGGGGGCAGGAGTCAGGCGAAGTCCCAAGCTGGATAGCTCGGACACCTCAAGGAGTATCGCTGGAGGATACGGTCTGCCCATGGGTTGCCTTGTGCTTGGTATGATGGCCACTCGCTCCCTTTTTACCTTTTTCAGGAACCCGCATGACGCTGACCGCATCAGGAGTATTTAAGGCGACTATTCAAGTAGTGCTGGGAGGAGCTGGCGTCGCCGCGCTCCTCACAATCGCGTACACGATGTGGCACGATTCTAACGAGAAATCCACCGCTTATGGGGAGAACAAAGCCGCGCTCGCGTTCGCTAATGGTCAACTCGTCGAGAGCAAGGCCGAGAATGAAAAGCTCAAGACAGAGAAGGGGAACCTTCAACAGCAAATTGACGAACTACGACAACAATTACTAACTGAGCAGATCAACAACAGGTATGACAAGAAGCTGCTTGATGAGAGCGACGAGAAATCTAAAAAACTTGAGGGGTACGTCGCGCAACTAACCACATCGCTCAAGAACTCAGACCCTTGCGCGCCGATTCGGGAAGAAATTACTTCGCTAGAGGAAGAGCTACAGCGCCCCTCCTACATTCTGCCCCGACTCAGCGACGTCCAACGAGCACAAGGACAATCGAGCTTGGAGAAAAAATATAACTCGCTTGATGTATGCCAGTCGTCACATAGGTAATACCCGTGCGTTAAGAGTTCACTCATCCGCACTACGATTCTTCGCCCTTGAAACCGTTGTGCGGATTACTTGCCCCGCTGCCGGGCGCCTTGTCACAGCGCATACAGTGCTCACAGTTCAGTGTGCGACAGAGCCAGGCCTTCACCCGCTGCCAGTACGTGACCATGAAGATGTGGCGGGCGCCGGCAAGGGCCAGGGATACATGCAGCGTCAGGCCGGCAGTGGTCGGGCCGAAGAAGATGTTCTGACTGCGCACCATCACAACAAAACCGGTGATGGCGATCGTCGAGTAGATCAGCTTCCCAAGGATGCCGTCCCTCACCTTCCCGCTCAGTACGCACCATGTGGCCCAGGCGGCGATAAGGCCACAGGCGATGGAGTTGATCAGTTCAAGATTCATGGTGGATTGCCTCCCCCGAACCGCTGGCGGATAAGCGCCCAAAGGTCAGCGGATTTGATGGCTCGATTGATGGCCGCCAGGAGCGAGCCACCGAATGCGCCCAGCAGGAAGCCGATGCCGGCGACGATCTTCGGTTCGGTCACGCCCAGGTAGGTGCTGACCATGCTCGTCAAATAGATCGAGCAGGCCATGCCGGTGATCAAGAAGACCATCCAGGCTCGCCAGTCGGACAGGTCGTCCTTGTGCCACCAGCTTGCAACAACAGCCCCAATCAGGCCCGCAATCAGCAATTCGAACCTGTCGATCTTGTCGAGCAGGCGCTGTAGGTACTCCATGCGCTCGACTCCGTGGGGCATGTTTGAAATAGATCAGCCCCGGCGGCACTCCCAGCTCAGAGCGATGGGTGTGGCGGGGCCGAAAACAAGAAGGCCCCGATCAATATCGAGGCCCTGAAAAGGCACCGAGGCACTCCCCCTCAGTTGCTCAAGTTGTTTTGGCTCCCTGAAAGTTCTCAGATCTACGCCGCAGAGGCTTGAGGCCCCGTGCCTGGTCGGCCCGTAGGGGCTTGAACCCTCTTCCCCCGGTTATGAGCCGGGCGCATCAACCGTCAATGCTTCGGGCCAGATTTGGAGCGGATACAGGGAATCGAACCCTGATCGAAAGCTTGGAAGGCTGTCTAGCGACCTGCGCTACCCGCAATTGCGTGTCTTCCCACGCTGCCAGCCAAAGACCTTCCCAGCGTCGACACCCCAATGCATCGATCTCGCTGATCTGGTATCGCGCCACTCTGGAAGTCAGGTGTGAACAGAGCGCGCGGGCTGCCGGTGTTTTTCCGTAGCGCTGCACTACCGGCTTATCAGCGTCCAGGCATCCCCCGAAAGGCCACCCTGGCTGTGACGAGCCTGAATCAGAAATGAAAAAGCCCAGCGCGACGGCTGGGCTCTATTACGCAAGGAGATAGAAGATCATGGAGTCCAGTAAGCAATCTTGCCGCCTGCACCAACAGCTACAAAATTGCCGTTACCGTAGGCGACGCTCCGGATATCGGTTCCTGCGAAAGTGTTGGCTTGCTGAACCCAGCCGATCCCATCCTCGGAAACGGCTGTCTTGCCGCCGTCGCCGACAGCTACATACTTGCCATTACCGTAAGCAATGTCGCGGATGATGGTTCCACCGAAACTGGTATCTGCAACAGCAGTCCAGGTAAGCCCATCGGATGAATATGCCATCTTGCCATCCGCACCAACGATAAACATTTTCCCGTTGCAAAGCTTCATGGAAAGGATGGTGCTAGTGCCGAAGGTGCTGGTTACGGTCGAGAATGATTGCGAATTCTCCGTCGCCATCTTCACAGCGCTAAGCAGCTTCCCATTCGATCCCGCAACCAACACAAAAACGCCAATGACGTTGACGCAGTACACAGTCTCGCTAGAAGTGAAGGTCGTAGTGCGCTCCACCTGGCCTGACCAATCGCCATAACGGGAAAAGACTTTACCGTTAGACCCAACCAGTATCCAGGTCGTGTCAATGCCAGAAATTGGCTGATAATACACAATGCCTTGCAAGTCTCCGGACGCGCGAACAGTTGCCGTAATGTTTGTCCAATCCCTTTCAGGGCGTGCTGTGCTGCCGTAGGCCACATTGCCGGATTGAGAAACGGCTTGAAGCTGTGTCCCAAGACCGTTCCAGTACAGGTCATTGAGGACCTTTCCGCTATCAGAGGTGACGACGCCCTTAAGCTTGGTCCACGCTGTACCAGTTGCGTTTCCGCTGACAAGCTGAGTGGTTGTGGGAAGACCGTTGCCACCAGCCGCATAGAACTTGCCTTGAGCAAAAACTACGCGCCTAAGCATGCCGGTGTTATCCACCGGTTGCACTTGAGTCCAAAGATCTTGCAAGGTTTGAGACGCTGAGTTTGCGTTTTCCATTTTAAACTCCGTTACTGAGCTGATTTAAGTTCAGGCCTCTATATTGGGCGTATGGCGCTCATGGGCGATTGCTCGAGGCTCGCGGCCTTCACATGATTCAGCGTCCCACATCGGGAACATTTGATCTGGAGCTCTGTAAACCCACCCGTTCGGGCGAGAAGTCTTTTGCAGTTACCGCATCTGAATTCTTTCAACATCTGCAATGCCTTTTGATTTCTGCTAGGCTCCGTCCCGCTCTCGAGAGCAAGGGGGCCTTGGCTGGCTTGCAGGCTGGTTCTGCGATCTGGTGACTACAGGAAGTGGTCAGACACTTCCTGGAGTCGCCCTCTCTTTTCTCGCACCAACGAAAAAGCCCCGAACTTGTCGGGGCTTTTGCGTTTCTGGCAGGCATAAAAATCTATGGTCACCCCCATTTTTGCAATACTGATTAACGGGTGGTGTGGTTGGCTTGCTTAAATCTATCCGGCGTCTGTTTGGGGTATGCCCCAGCGCCACGATGAGAGTCGCGCCTGACGATCCTTAAAAACCCGTCGGCTTCTGAAGCCGATTTTTATGTCAGGATCTTCGCCAGGCCGGTGTGCCGTTCACATCATCTGTTGTTCAGCTA